GGGCGGCGGCGCATTCTCCGGCAACGGCTCCGCCCCGCGCGGCACCCCGGCGTGCGCGGCGCGGTCGATTGCGGCCAGCAGCGACATTTCCACCTTGCGCCGCATCACTGCTATGGGCGTGTGCAGTTCGAACGTGCCGTGCTCGTAATGCGCGTACGCGTGCCGCAGTTGCTCGGCCGTTGCGTCGGGGACTTGCGACGCGCGGGTGATCAGAACGACCGTCGTGGCGGGGCTCTTCATGCTGCTTCTCCGGTGGCTTTGGAGATTGCAGCGCGGGCCTTGGCGAGTGCTCCGGGGTGATAAGGCCCATCGGCCGCTGCGTAGGTAACAAACATTGCTTGCAGCGCGTCAAGCAGTTCGGGCGCTGCAGCGATCAACGCGGCGTTTGCTCCATTTTTTGGCTCAAAACCGGCTGTCACCGCCAAGGCTTTTTTTGGCCCAAAGGCGCCTTGAGAGGCAATCACCCAACGTTCATGCTCAAACGTCGCAGTCCAAGGTGCGGGAGTGTGGTTCATGGTGGTTTCCTTTGTGTTAGTTGATGCTAGATTGCAGTGATTAGCGAATGCTAATTGCGGTTAAATTTTCAATCCTCAAATAGTCAGTGACGAATTGAAGATTCCGGCAATAAACAACTGCGCGTATTTGCTCCCCATTTGCGTCAATGGCGTCAACAGCAAATGTGTCGTTGTAAGCCGCTTTTATCCCGAGATAGATAACTCGCATGATGCGTTTCCTTTGTAGATTATACAACTTCGAAAATTTCGGTCGCCCGGCGAGCAGTGCCGCGCGTGTGGTCGTGATTCACACCGTTCACCACTGCCAGCACGTGCCCCCGCGTGAACACGAGGTAGGTCTTCCCGTCGGCCCAAACGTCATGGAACCTGTCCGGGTGGTGAGTGGTCACAGAGCGCAGCACCTGATGCGACGCAGGGTACCGCTCAATGAAAGACCGCTGCGTTACGCGCACGGCCTTTTTGCCCAACGACTCCAAGGCGGGCACGACGTTGGAAGTGCGAATGCCGTGACGCTCCTTGCGGCCGAAAGCGGCGCAAGTCGCATGCGCAACTTCGTAGCTCACTCCGGCGGCGATGGCGAGGGCCTTGACGGCGCAGTCGTTCTTTTCGTTGTTGGCGACGGCTTCCGACACGAGGGCAACGAACTTTTCTGAACGACCGACTTTCTGAATGCGTGGCATAAAAAATTCCTTTCTGAGTTTTACGACAAATTTGCGTCGTGACATAATTATCGCTGATTTATGTCACGTGAATCGAGGGAAAACCCTCGATTCGCAAATATATTTGTCAGACCTCAAGAAATTTCTTCCTGCTCTTGCACGGCGAAAGTGTACTTGTCGTTGTAGGCCAACTTGCCGGCCGCTTTCAACGCCATGCGGAACTTGATGTGGCCGCGCACGTCGAGCCCGAGCACTTGGAAGGCGTGCAACACCGAGCGGTAGTGGCCGTGCAACAGCTCGGTGCCTTCCGAGACCGTCACAGTCACCCCGGTGCGCTGGGCGCGCGCGGCAGCCACGGCCGGGTTGGTCCAGGACTGCGCAATTGCGCGCGAACGGTCGGCGGAGGCGGCCGGCGCTTTGTACACTTTGCCGGTTTCGGGGAAATACTCGGTGCCGCAGTGGTGGCACAAGTTGCGGTGCTCGGCGGCGGTGCCTTCCAAGCCGGCCGGCGTCTGATCATGCGTCTGGCCGCAAACAGGGCACGTGTTGCGGTCGCGGGGCGTTGCTGCGGGCGCACGAGCGGAGATGGCTGCGGCGGTGGCCGCAATGCCTGCAATGGCGAATTCAATCAGCGCCAACACGCGGCGTTCGGCGGTCTTGCGGTCGGCGAACTTGTTGATGGGGGCCTTGCCCGAGTGATCGTTGTAAAATGCTACGAGTTCGGCGGTCTTGGCGGAGGAGATCTGTTGTGCGTTCATGTTAAGTTCCTTTCTGGGTTAAGCAGCGAATTCAGCTGCCATGTCGGTATTGTGACGGCAAAAAAGCACGTCGGCAACAGTTTTCGACAGGGAAAACCCTGAGAGAGCAAAATATTTCTGCTTTTTTCTGGCACAGGGGAGAATTTCCCTCCCGCAACCCACCCAGAAAGTCAACTTTTGTGCCAATCCCTTTGAACAACGAACGCCGCGAGGCTCAGGCGGCCGAATTTTTGCGCGCGCTGGCGCGGAACTTGTCGCCCGAGGAAAGGATGGTCGCCTGCGGGTTCGTCGGCGACCCCGACAAAACAGACGTGCACGCGTGGCGCCCGCGCCCATGGGCGCCGGGGAAGGAGTGGCCGCTGGGGGTGCAAGCCAACGCCTACGTCACAGTCTCCTCCTTCACGGTGTCGCAAGACGGGTCTTGGCGCCGCCGGGGCGAGACCTTCGCCGCCGGGCACGCGCTCATGGTCGACGACGTGGGCACCAAGGTGCCGCACAAAGTGGTGGAGTGTTTGCGCCCGTCGGCCATGGTCGAGACCTCGCCGGGGAACTTCCAGGCGTGGTACTTCCTGCGGGAGCCGCTGCGCGACAAGGGGCGGTTCGATGCGATCATACGCGCCTTTATCTCCGGCCAGCTCCTCGGCGCAGACCCGGGCATGGCCGGGGTGACCCGAGTGGGGCGCGTGCCGGGGCACGTGAACGCCAAGAAAAAATACTTGTCCGAGGACGGCTGGCCATGGGTCGTGCGCACCGCGCAATTGGACCCGGACTTGCGGTACGCGCCCGAGGAGATTGTCGGCGCGTTCGGGTTGAAATTGGTGGGCACAACCGAGCGGCGCCCGAGGCTCGTGCCCGAGGACGCGCGCACACGCATCGAGGCGTACGTGGCCCATTACGGATGGTTGAAGGCGCACGGCGTGCTCAAGAGCGAAGAGCCGGACGCGTCGGGTTGGATACAAATTCACTGCCCATGGGTCGGCGACCACACCGGCGCCGCCGACACCGGCGCGGCCATTTGTGAGCCCAACCCGGACAACGGGTACTCGGGCGGGTATAGGTGCCATCACGGACATTGCGCGGGCAAGGGTTGGCGGGAGTTGACGGATTGGATCATGGACGCGACCGCCGAGGCTCTGGAGCGCGCCAACAACACAGCGGAGGTTGCTCAATGAGCGAAGAGACGGTGGAAGCGCGCTTGCTGCGCAAGGCGGCGGAGTTGGAGCGCGGAGTGCTGAGCCAAAGGCGACAAGCGCGGCCCGAGGATTATGTCTACGACAAGTCGCAGGAAAACTTCTGGGACGTGGTGGACGGCACGTTGCACGGGGAACAGGCGGTGGATTCTTCCATCCCCATCGAGCTGTGGCGCGTGGAAGTGGACGAGGGCTCCGCTGCCGAGGAAGACGGCGACGACGAAGCTCCTGCGCCCAAGAAGCGCGGCCGCCCGCGCAAGCGCCGCGAGAAGCTCATTCCACCTTCTCGCGACATCATGCGCGTGGAAAACGATCAATTTGTCGAAGGGTCCACTTGGTGGCCCGGGCAACCCCGCATCATTCGCGACGTGCTGATCACCAAGGACGGCATGCAGCCGGTGGCGGGGCGCCGGGCCTTCAACACCTATTGCGCCCCGCCGGACTTGGGCGGCGTGGCCGCAGCAGCAGCTCCTTGGGTCGAGCACGTGCGCACGCTGTGGCCAGACCCGGCGGAGCACGAGTACTTCTTCGACTACTGCGCGCACATGTTGCAGCACCCCGAGACAAAGTGCAACGCGGCCATTGTGTTGTCGGGCACGCAAGGCATCGGCAAGGACGCCGCGCTCGAGCCCGTGAAAAGGGCGGTGGGAGATTGGAACTCCAAGAACATCGACCCCGACGAGCTGTTCTCGCCCTACCGGCCGTGGCTCCAATCCGTCATGCTGGTGGTCGACGAGGTGCGCCCCTCCAAAGACGAGTTTCACGCCTCCAGCATGTACAACACGCTGAAGCCGCTGATCGCCGCGCCGCCCAACACGCTGCCCATGAACGACAAGTACGTGAAGCTGCGCCACATTGTGAACGTGCTGCGGGTGTTCCTGACCACCAACGACTGGTTGGCGATGTACATCCCCGAGGAAGACCGCCGCATGTTCATCATGCACTCCAACTGCCAACAAAAATGGCATGAGTCCGCCGGTCGGCCGCAGTACTTTACGGAATACTGGGGCTGGTTGGAGGCCGGCGGCTACGCGAGCGTGGCGGCATGGCTGCTGGAGCGCGACGTGCGGCAGTTTAACCCCAAGGCGCAGGTCGTGAAGACGGCGGGTTGGATGGCGGTGGCGCAGTCCTGGGGCGCGCCCGACGACGGCGTGCAAGAGGCGCTGGAAGCCCTCGGCAAGCCCGACGTGCTGTTCTCCTCCGAGCTCCTGCACAACGCCTTCGACCACAAGGAAGAGCTCGCCGGGATGCTGAAGTCGCCCCGCAAAATCGCGCATCGGCTCCAAAAAGAGGGCTACACGCTCGTGAAAAGTCCCGACGGCGACCGCTGGGATTTTCAAAAAGACGGCAAGCGCCAACGATTTAAAATGGCCTTTGTGCGCCAAAATGCGTTCAACGAGCAACGCTCGGTGCTCGCGGCGATTCGGGCGCGGGGGTTCGGATTGCTGGCGGGGGAGCCGCAGTTGACGGTGGTGGGAGGGAAAAAGTCCCAAGATTTCTGATTTAGGCCTCGAGGAAGTCCTGAGATTGAGAAACGGCCTGCGGGCCGTTTTCCTTTTTAAAACATGCACTTACCGCAGTCCAAGACTCGAGAGTCCCAGAAGTCCTGAGAATTCTAATTCTTCATTCTAGAATTAATTATATTAATTAGGATTTAATTACGTTTTAGGAAAACAATAGGCGGCTCGGGTCTCGTGGGACTCTCAGGTACTTTTGGAGAAAAAAGAGAAATTTGGGCGGCGGCGCGGCATGGTGCATAATTGGCGGCATGGAGGGACAGGCGAATGAAAGTCAACGACAAACTGCCGTGCCACGAGTGCGCGCCTGCGGCATGGCGCAAGACGCATGACATCACCGGCTCCTACGAACTGGACGCCGGCATCGAGCGCTCCAACAATACCGACTTGCCCGCGCGGCTGCGGTTTTACACTTCTCGCGACTCGAACCTGTATGGATCGCGGTCGGGATACAACGGCTATCACGGCTATTCCGGCGACGACTGATGCTGCGCCAGAAAGCTTCCAAATCAATCTAGGAACCATCAATGGCCTCTGGAGGACCTAGACCCGGCTCTGGGCGCAAAAAGGGCGCCGTGGCTGTTTCCGTGGCCATCCCGCCCAGCGCGCGGGCGGCGGTCACGGACGCGCTGGTCGAGCGGATCAAGGACATCGATCTCAGCCCGATAGAAGTGATGCTGCGCGGCATGAAGTACCACTACGACGAGTCTCGCGTGGCGATGAGCACCAGCGACCACGACACCGCCAAGGCGGAGCTCTCGGCGAGCATGGCCTACGCAAAAGAGGTCGCCCCGTACATTCACCCGAGGCTGCAAGCGACAACGCTGAAGGGCGACAAGGAAAACCCCCTGGAGTTGGCGTTGGGGCTGGCGTCGATCGACGACCTGCGCAAAGCTGTACGGGGAAAGTGATGGCCAACCATTGCGTGTACACTCATTGTCGCGCGGATGGAACGCCATTTTATGTTGGCCTTTCCAATGATCTTGTTCGTCCGTTCAAAATGAAACGCAACGAATGGCACGATCGCATTGTTGTGAAGGAAGGCAAAGAAAACGTCGTCGTCAACATAATTCCTTGTCACAGCGCCGAGCGCGCCAAACAGTTGGAAATTTGGCTCATTCGCATCGGCAGGAAGATGGGCGTCGAGTTGACCAACCACACAGACGGCGGCGACGGCGTGCGCAACCCAACCCCAGAGGTGCGACACAAAATAGGGTCAGCCATGCGCGGCAAACGTTTCACGATCACAGACGATCACAAGGCAAAAATCGGCGCTGCGCACAAAGGCAAGAAGCGCTCTGAGCAAGCGCGCGAGAACATGCGCAAAGGGCACGTAGGCCAAGTTCTTTCCGACGAGCACAAAGCCAAGATCGGCGCGGCGTCGAAAGCTGTTTGGGATTCTTGGACTGAAGAAAAGAAAACCGAGCGCGCCAATAAGTTGCGCGCATCCTGGACGCCAGAGCGCCGGGCGGCGGCCAGCGCAAGGACAAAAGCAAGACATGCAGCCAACAGACTCAAAGCCCCTTGAGTCTTACGTCAGCTGCCTGGATGTCCCGTTCGAGCGCATATTGGATTGGTGGGACTGGAAGACGGAGGGCGGCAAGAACACGCGTATGGTGCGCGCTTTGGCGATGTACGATCGCTTTTATTTGTTCGTTGTCATCCTTGGCCGCAAAGATGGTTTGCATCGTTGGATCTATGAACGCTGCAGGGAAATTGAGCGCGAGCCGTACGGATATTTGGACATATGGCCTCGAGAACATTACAAAAGTTCTGTCGGGACGTTCGCCGGCATCATACAAGAGATTCTTTGCAACCCTGATGTTACCATAGGGCTGTTCAGCCACACAAAGGGCATCGCACGCGCCTTCCTGCGGCAAATAAAGCTAGAGCTCGAAGGCAACGAGCGGCTCAAGAGGCTGTTCCCCGACATACTTCACGCCAACCCGCAGGAAGAGTCTTCGTTGTGGTCGCTGGACAGCGGGTTGATCGTGAAGCGCCGCAGCAACCCGAAAGAAGCGACCGTGGAGGCTTGGGGCTTAGTGGACGGACAACCCACATCCAAACACTTTTCCATATTGTGGTACGACGACGTGGTGACCAAGGAGTCTGTCAACACGCCAGAACAAATACACAAGACGACAGAGGCTTGGGAGCTGTCGGACAACTTGGGCGCTCAGGGCGGCAAGAAGGTGCACTTCGGGACGAGATACTCGTTCGCGGACACGTATGCTTCTCTCATGGAACGCAAAGCGCTTATCCCCCGCATCTACCCCGCCACCACCGACGGCACGATCACAGGCATGCCCGTGCTCTTCAGCCCGGACGAGTGGCTGCGCAAGGTGCGCGACCAAGGAGAAGCGACCATCAGCTGTCAGATGTTGGCCAACCCGCTCGCCGGCCAGCAGCGCATGTTCGACATTCAGGACCTGCAGGTCTACGAGATTCGGCCTGAGACATTGGCCGTGTACATCATGGTCGACCCGGCGCGGTCGAAGAAGACGGACAGCGACAACACGGCTGTTGTCGTGATCGGGGTGGATTACGCGCTGAACAAGTATCTGTTGGACGGGTTCAACCACAAGATGGACTTGCAGGAGCGGTGGGTGCGCACGGCGCAGATGTACAAGACCTGGAAGTCGGCGACCGGCGTGCAGGCGTGCTATGTTGGGTACGAGTCGTTCGGCGCGCAAGCGGACCTGGATTACTTCCGCGAACAGATGAAGGTCACGGGGCTGCGGTTCGACATCCAAGAGCTCGCGTGGCCGCGAGAAGGGGGTGGCTCCAAGGTCGACCGCGTGCAACGGCTCGGCCCCGACTTCCGCTCCGCCAAGTTCTTCATCCCCTACGCGACGGACGAGAAGAACTACACGGCCACGCAGCGCAAGATGTTGGAAGGCTACCAGTACCGCATCGCCCGCCGGCTCCGGCGCAAGGACGAGAACGACAACATCTATGACCTGACAGAGCAGTTCAAGATGCAGGCACACTATTTCCCGTTCGGGGGCAAAAAGGACTTGGTCGACGCGGCCTCGCGCATCTACGACATGAACATACTGCCGCCCGCTTATCGGGAACAACGCTACTACGAGCCAGAATTTTCGTAATGCTTTTGTTGTCCGCAGCCCCATAATTCTCCCACCATGACCACAGCCACAATCCAACAACTCGCCAACCTCGGTGCGCCGGTGGTGTCGCGGCCGATCATGTGGAACCAACTCGTGCAACGGTCCTGGGGCGACGAGTTCAAGGCCCCCGACCACGGCATCTACGAGTTCTCTGGCGGGCGCAAGTACGATTCGACCGACACCGGGAACACCGGCATCTACAACCCCAACCTCGGGCCGATAGGGCCGGAGACAACCTGAAGGACTGGAACGTGATGACTGACAACGAATTGGAAAACCTGTACAAATCGAACATCAACACCTCGCACTTCGCGGGGCTGCGGGGCGTTTGGGACGACGGGTTTGCGGCGGGCGCGAACCTGTCTGCGTCTGTCGCCGCGAGCTCTGACCCGTCTGCCTCGGCAACCGACACGAGCGCAGCAGCAGTCGCGACGAGCGGGATAACGGCTGTATGATCGACCTCGAAGCTCTCTACAAAGACGCCTCTCAGCAGTCGCACGGCGCGGCGTTGCAGGCGATCTATGCCGCTGGCGCAGCGTCCGTGGCACCGAGCGTTTGGTCGCCCGGACGGCCGCCCGCAGACCTCGCGTCCCTGCAGGCCTCGCTGCTCGCGGCCGAGTCTGCGCTCGCCGCGCTTCAACAACAGCAAGCCGCCCCATGAGCCCAGACGTAGACATCCAGCTGGTGGAGTCCACCCCGGACGCCGAAAACGAACGCATGCACCTGATTGCGAAGATGGCGGCGACGCGGCTGAACGAACACTACCCCAACCATTGGTGGCAAATTGGGTGGGCGCCGGGCGCGACGTTGGTCGTGAAGCACGGGCTCGGCGACGCCAAGTACGGGTACACGGTCGACGCCGCCAAGGCTGCGACCGTCAGCGAACTGGAGCACGCGATTGTCATGGGCGGCGGCGAGCTCCTGGAGAGGCTGGGGTTCGCTCGGGGCAAATGGTCCGGCGACCTTCCGACGCACACCTACGACGGCGTGCGCGCGCAAGACACGGTGAGGTTGTGAGATGAATCCGCGCGCGTTGCTGCTCTTGTCTGTC